CTATGGGGTATTCTTTTGTTAATTGCATCTAAAATGCTTATGAATAATTTTAATTGCGTCTCGAGATACGCTTATTTGCTATAGTCTGAGGAGTCATATTATCAATATTAATCAAGTTAGTATTGATATGGGAGCCTAACATATATACATTCATCATATTCTTAGAAAGCACATCTGTTTTACTTTCAGGAATATCTTTTAATGAAACTGTTCCAAGCGCCGAGATTGTATTGTACATAGCTTGTTTAGCTTCTGGCGAATCTGCACGAGCTCTAGAAAGTTCTTGAATTGTATTATCCATACCAGATACTACTAGAGATTCCATTTCACGGTCAGATGTAGCACCATTTTTATCATGACCTACAAGTCTACCTGTTTTATTATCTCTTGATGTAATATTTGTAGAGATAGAGTTCTTCTTAGTTAAGAACTGTTTCATTTTCTTTAAATGAATATAAACAACTAATGCTTCTTTAGTACTTACAGGAACTCCATCTTTATTCTTATATAAATCTGGAGTGGATACTTTTTCCATTAATGGTACTCCAAGTACCTTAGCTGCTTTTTCTATTTCAACGAAAGTTGGTTCTATCTTGAATATACGGGTTTGAAATCTATATGGGAATTTCTTAGAAATATATTTTAGAAATTCTTTATCGTCCATAGGTTTAAATTTTTCAGCATAGTATCTTGACATACTGCCAGTTTTATCTAAAGCATCCATAACCTTATAGATTAATTCTTCTGCCTTAGCTCGTTCTTTAGTCATATTAAACCTCCTTTAATTTAATAGAGTGTTCAAAATGACGAAAAAAAAATAAAGTAAGGAGATGGGAATTTATCCCATCTCCTATTTATTAAACTATCTATCAATAGATAGTATTATTATCGCTAGCATAGGTATGCTAGCAATAGCTAATATTGTTCCGAAATCGGGCATCTAGTTTACTCCTTTCCCGAAGATCTCGCGCACTTCAGTAATATCGTATCTACCAGATACGAATTCTGCGGTAGGGTAAGACTTCTTGAATTCAACTACATCTGAAGTGTGTGCCCTAATGGCTTTCTGTACAACTTCCTCATGTGTGATTTCGCGCTTCCACGCGGAATCATACACTACCACTGTAAATTTTACAGTGATAAGTATTGCCCAGTCAGAATCATTCTGTACTGGGATAGAACAATACGCATTTAGCGTACGGCCAAATTGCGTATTGTTAGAAGTTGGACTTCCAACATGGATCGTAGATTCACTTGCATGAATCTTCTTTTCATTTGAAACTTTCTTAATTTGATTTTTAACAGCCTCAGCCTCAACTTTTTGTTGAGCCTCGATTCTCTTCTCTACAGATGCAGTTGTGTCTGCATCAGCCTTAGGTGCATAAAGTGCATATACTGCACCGCCAACAATTGCTATAAGAATAGCAATTACAGCTATGATATTTTTTGTATTTATATATTTTTTCATTTTTTAATTTCTCCTTTTATTGTAAAAATAGCAAAGCTAATTTAAGCTTTGCTAGAGTAATAATTATACCAGGGATCGATATAACTAGCATTATTAATATTATAATTATATCTTTTTTCATTATATACCTCCTAGTATACCCATTGGCAAAGATACATTCCAGTATCCTTCAAAATGTTTTAGAACGATCTGGTTATATCCAACATCCTTAGCTGCATTTATAGCAGCTACTGCAGCCGGAGTATATCCAGTAACATATATGATGATATTGTCAGATGTCTTTTGTTGCTTTAATTTATTAATTGCAATCTTCTCCATTTGACTATATGAATTATGACCAAATAGAATCTCACTAAATATAAAATTCTTAACAGGCATTTTATGTCTGTTGCTGATGAGGCCATACTCATCAGCTTTATATGGAATTGGTTCGCAATTCCATTCATTGTTTTCGTACGTTTTAACATAATCCTCTATATCAGCTAATGAGCCAACAATATTCCAATATTTAAATAATCCCATATTTCCTCCTAATAACAGAATTCTTCAAAATAAAGATCAGCAGGTGCCTCTGATAAATCATCATAGCAGTCCTCTAAGGACTGATGATAATCGGAAGATATGTGCACAAATTGTCCGCCGACCCAACCCGAGGCCTCAACTACATATACATGTAACATACTATCACCCTCCTAAATAAATTAAAATATAAATCTCATCATATATTCACATTAATAATATATTAGTAAGAAACTAAAGTTTTACAAAAAAAAATAAAAGACCCATGGGAATAATACCCATGGGTCAATTTGTTATATTTAGTAATCAATATATTTATTCAAAGTTACCATATAAGTTATTCGGTTTAATTCCTAAATATACTTCTCTTATCTTTTCTCTGATTAGATAATTTTTAGTAAGTAGACCTAGAGAAACTTTAGCATCTTCTATAGTAAATTTAATATCAGATACTTTATCAAAGTTCTCTTCATATACTTTATTTAGCACTGAGACTATTGATTCGATAAATTTATCATCATCAACTGAATATAATGCATTATTGATAATATGCTCACATGATCTGTAAGTTTTTTCCATCTCTTCTACAAAATAGAAATCTGCATTATTTTCAAGTCTAATCTTAAGAGTATTAATAATATATACACGTACTACTAATAATGCATCATTGATAGATTTGTTTACTAAATTATTGGTGCTAAATTCATTATCAGGAATTTTGCAAAATTCAGAAACAAAGCTCATTAAATCAGCAATACCTTTGGAGAAGACTTTATATTCATAGATAGAATATGAGGCTACAAATAATTCACCAGTGATTAACATATTGACAATTTTAGCTTTAAGTAATTCTGGTGTAGCATCTCTTCTAATAAATTCTTCCATACGTTTAAAATCGAAAAGGCCAAACCCAGCTTTATCTAAAATAAGATGGATTGCCATATCTAAACACATTAAAGGATTTAAATCATTAGAATAATTTAATTTCAGAGATACTATTTGATTAGTCCCATTATAATGAGCTGTAATATTTAATCCATAATAGTTAACATCATTCAAAAGTTTAACTAATGAATCATATATTTCACAATTTTGTCTAAGTCCTGGAAAATCAGACAGCTTTTCATAACGTCTACCGATAGCATTAAGAATTTCTATGAAATATAATAATTTCTTTTCATCTTCCTTATTTTCTTTAGCATACTCTGGAGTTATATCCAAAATGTTTGCTAATTTTATACTACCTTTGAAAATATCACCATTAGCTACGTCTGCAAAATTTACCATTTTAACTTCCTCCTATAAATTAGTAAAATAAATATTTATCGACTGTCAATTTAATATCTTTAATGAAATCATCTATTTTAACTTCTTTACCATCTAATAACATTTTAAGTTGTTCACTATCTTTACTTAGATCTCTATTACAAAATTCATTTAACAGTTTTATATTTTTATCTATAATATTTTTTACATAAGAGTCATAAGTCATAGAAACGTTTATGGTATTGAGTTCATATTCCATTAAATTAATTATAGAATATGCTACATCTGCTGATAGTTTAATATTTCTATTATTAATAGTTTTTTGATTTGTTTTAAGCTTAATAATCTCAACTAATTTATCTCTTAATCTAAGAGTATATTCGCCAAGATTATTACTATTTCTATATTCAATATGGTCATAAAAGTTTCCATCAATTTCTTTAATGAAATCGCCGACCAATGACAACTCTAATGCTATCTGTTTAAATCTAGTGCTAAATGGTAAAGATTTACCAATGGTGCCAAATAAATCTGCATAATAAGAATTAAAGAATTCCATATTTACAATTCTGGTAATTATATTTATTACGAAGTCTGATTTTGATTTATTAATCCTTTTGGCATCTTCGTATAACGCATTGTAAATTGTGACATTCTCTGGATTAATATAATCATATTTATTTAATTTAAAATTTTGATATAGATTTCTTAAGATTAAATTTAAACATAAATCAATATTGAGTTCCCCAAATTCAGTTTTTGTTTGTTTAATCATATATTTAGTATTTTTATAGGTTATTCTAAATAAATTAGAATAAATACGATTCATTCGTTCAATAAATATATCACACTTAGATAGCCCATATTCATATCCAATATATTGTAATACATCACTCATGATATGATTTTTTTCATTAACAAATGAAGATTGATTAATTTTAGATACATCAATATCAAATGGTTTAGCGAGTTCGAACTCGCCAGTAAATAATTCACAATTAATAATTTTTTCTTTGATGTCTGTCATTTCTTTTTCCTCCATATATTAAGAATGACCAATATAGTAGCAATCATGGTCTACTATCATGATAATAATATATGAGTAAAAAAAAA